CAAAGAAAATGATTATGATTGGGATTCTAATGCTGAAGCACGATATGATTATGTACTCAATGAGATGATTTGGTCTTTTGAACGATTGACAATGAATGATGATACTTCTCAGTTCTACGACCATTCTGATTCTGAAAACTGTAAAGATTTCATGGAAAGTTTCAGAAAGTTAAAAGTTGATAGAGAAGGTCTAACTGCACATGAAGCAAGAAAGACTAATGGATTTAGATTGTTTGGTAAATATTTTCAAACATTGTGGGATTGATTATGAGTGACTTCAATAGTAATCTAGCCATGGCCATGAATGAGTTACAATCTATGAGGGCTGATACTCAGCAGATGATGCAATCAATACAACCTTCTGCCTCTGTTTCTGCACCAGTTCACAATATTGGTGTATTAACCGGTAACATCACAACATCGGCACATCCACAACCTTTCGAGTATAAACCAATTCAAGGTGAAATGTTTACTGTAAGAAATAAGATATCAATGGAAATGTGGGAAGATATGCCACATGAACAAATCAAAAAACAGATGTTGTCTTTGATAGTGGAAGAACTAATGAAAAGTAAACACATTGAGTTCACCATGAAGAAAGACATTGCTGAACGAGATACAGTTAGTGTTGCAGCAAGAGTGTTTGTAGTACCTGATGTTCAAGTTAGATTATTAAGAGATAAAGGATATTAATTATGTTATTCTTTTTTAAACAAAAACCTTTAGTCGTTGATGCATTCTGTACTGAAAAGGCCGCACATGCCTACAACCTTGCACCAATTGATTATGCTACCAAATTTTATCCTGATTGGTGGAAAAGATTACCTAAAGTTGAATTTGATTGGGATATTATGAAAGCAACCAACAACATGAAAAACTGTGTTGGTATGACTAATGAATATCAAAATAGTTTAATAATTCCTATGTGGTCAGACCTTGCTGTTAAGTGGGAATCACAAGAGAAATGGAAATATCAATATTCGGATGCCTCTAGTCACGCTAGTTCACATCCCCTTAAACAAAGAGGAGATTTTAAGAAAGATCATTTTCAATTAAAAATAACTTCACCTTGGTTGATAGAAAGTGAAAAGGACATTTTATTCCAATGGAAAGCACCGTACTATAATTTCAATGAACAATTACCTTATGATATTTTACCTGGAACATTAGAATATTATTATCAACATGCTTCACATATTAATTTGTTATTGAAACCCGGTGTTGGCCAAAATGTTATTATAAAGTTTGGAACTCCTATAGTTCACTTGAGAGCTCTATCTGAAAGAAAGATAGTATTAAATACGCATCTACTTTCTCCACAAGAATATGCGAAAAGAAATTTGTATTCATTCAGACCTACCTTTGTAAAATCATATGGATTTTTGAAAAAAAATACAGAAACTAAAGAAAGAAAATGCCCGTTTGGATTTGGTAAATAATTATGATACCATACTTAGATTATCGTGAGGCCAAGAAACGATTGGCTAATGCCAAAGAAACCATTGAATTGATGGGTGGTGAATCAGAATGTCCTGATATGGTATTAGGCCAAAGAGATTACCTTGAGTTGGAAGTGGAATACTTCCGTATAATCAATGGTAGATTTAATATTGGCCTATTGATTGGTGCCTTGTTATGTGTTATACTATATGTTCTACGTTACTATGGAGTTATGAATGTTTAAGTCTTTGAGTGAGTTTATTAAGAAACATTATACCATTCTTATAGGTTTGGTATTGATTGTAATGATTGGGTATAACCAATTTCAAGCTCTAATTAATCCACCTGAGTTACAACAATTCAAAGGTGGTATTCAAAATCATTTGGTCTGGAATATTAAAGGTGAGTGCTATTTTGTTCGTCCACATACCACTAGCACCACATATCTAATTAGGGTAGAGGACTGCGATAAGGGAAATAAATGAGAACCAATAAAGATTTTAAATTAAGTAAAAGTACAAAGCGTACACTTGCAATGATGCCTGTTGCCACTCGTGGTCATTGGAAAGGTATGATGATTCAAGCAGAAGTTGCAGAGAAGAATGCCAAATTGGCAAAGATTAAAGAACCTAAGGGAGAGTAAGATGAGTTTATTTGTTGAAGTTGAATCAGTAGAAAAAAATTGTAAAGTAATCATTAACCTTGATGAAGTAATCGAAATTGCTCCTTTGATTGAAGGTGGTTGTGCTTTGTTCTTTGTTGATGGTGCCTCTGTTGGTGGTAAAACATCATACAAAGTAAAAGATTCTTATGAGGCCTTCAAACAGTTCGCTATGGAAACGGTGACTGCTGATGCTGTTGCCGCTAAAGTTAAATCGTTAAAGAAACAAACTGGTCCAAAAGAACCAATTGAAATTCCAGTACTTGGTATTCCCAAATAATGAATGACTTGTTGGTAACAACATTTGGATGGATTCGTAATGATTGGCAATCTCATAAGTTTAGGTTTTGTGTTGAGTTGCTTGCTTGGTCTATTAGTATTGGTTGCTCTCTTACTATGGCACTTACCGTTCCGAATCCCCCTTTACGTCTCATGTATCCTGTTTGGATTAGCGGTTGTGCTATGTATGCTTGGGCTGCTTACACTCGCAAATCTTTTGGTATGTTGGCTAACTATATTTTGTTAGTTAGTATTGATAGTGTTGGTTTAATTAGAATGTTATGAATATTAAAGACCTTGCAAATACCTTTTCATAGTTCCCATAGGAATATTTTGGTTTTTTGCAAAGTCTTTTCTGGACATATTTGAGTTGAGGAACAATTCTCGATATTTATTTTTTCTTTTTAACATTTCATCGGTTCTACTTTCTTGAAATGCTCGTTGAGATTTAATCATATTATTGATATGTTCTTGTGTTTTCTTCTTTCCAGTCAAACTTTTTGATATGTTTATTGAGTGATCTTTTGATTTGGGTTTTTTATAATTTTCTTTGTTTAATTTTGGAACTCTCATTTTTTCTTTTACCCATTCCGGCCTTGGTACACCTTTCATGGCATTAGACCTTGCTAATTTGGACATTTCATAAAGTCGAGAATGGTATTTTCTTCCTTTCTGATAGTGGTTTGATGCAACCATCATACCAAAAGCTTGAGCTAATTTTAGTTCTTTTGGATATGATTTGTGTAATAGTGCATGTGCAATAAAATGAACTCTTGTTGGTAACAATACCAAATTATTATCGTCATTTGTACCACCCAAACATTTTGGTATTATATGATGTTTTTCGTAATAACCATCTACCACAGTATTTTTATAGTGGTTTATTAATCTATTATAACGATTTAAGTACAAATTGTTTACCATATTTTGTTTGCTTTATGTTGTGTTATATGTTATTATTTATAATAAATGTATCATTAAGGAGAAAAAAAATCAACATCTTTTACCTCGATCCCAACCCTAAAATTTGTGCACAATATCATAATGATAGGCACCTGGTGAAAATGATATTAGAGACGTGCCAGTTATTATCTACTGCACACCGTGTATTAGACGGTGTTGAAACCATTGGTCTTTCACCATCAGGTCGTAAAGCCAAGCGTTGGGTACTTGCTGATGACAGAAATGATATACTCTACTCAGCAACACACATGAACCACCCATCCGCAGTTTGGTGCCGTGCCAACCTAGAAAATTATCTATGGTTACATTTATTATTGGTAGAATTGTGTGCAGAATATACCTACAGGTATGGTAAAGTACACAAGTGTCAACAAATTGGTTTGGTTGATGCTTTAAATAAATCTCCCAATAATATACCGGTTGGTGAATTTACACAACCTACACCTGCCATGCCAGCCGAATTGGTGATTCGTGACGATTCCGTGACATCTTATCGTAATTACTATATAAATAATAAGACACACCTTGCTAGTTGGAAAGGTAAGGTCAATTCTCGTAATCAACCGGAGTGGTACAATGCCTAGTTATGATTTTTTAAACAAAGAAACAGGTGAACGTGAAGAACACCGTATGTCATATACTGTGTTGGAACAATTCAAGCTTGACAATCCCCATTTAGAATTACATATCTTCTCAGAGAATCTACCAATCATGTCAGACGGTACTCGTTTATCGGTCCCTGGCATGGGTCGTGCCGATTCGTCATTTGAGAAGTATGTTATTGGTCGTATGAAAGAAGGTGTTGCTCAAAACACCATCAAAGACGGTCATAAAACTAAAGCACCAAGGGAGTGGTAAGCAATCTATTTTTAACTTAACTTGAGGTCTCAATGGCAATCAAAAGAACAAAAACCGAAACCCAATTTCATCCACATGATAAGGAACCAAAAGAAGTAAAACCAACCCAATCATTAAAGATAAGAATAGACGATTTAAAAACATTTCAACCTCTTACAGCCAATCAAAAGACATTCTTTGATGCCTATAAACGAGGTGATTATTTTGTAGCATTACATGGTGTGGCAGGAACAGGAAAGACCTTTATTGCCTTATATAAGGCCATTGAAGAAGTATTAGATAAGAGTAACCCATTTGATAAAATCATTATTGTAAGGTCATCAGTACAATCAAGAGAGATGGGACATTTGCCTGGTGATGTAGGTGAGAAGATGGAAATCTTTCAACAACCATACATGCAGATATGTGAAACACTATTTGGTCGTAAAGATGCCTATCAAAGGTTACATGAACAAGGTCATATCGATTTCATTTCAACCTCATTCATTCGTGGTATGTCATTTGATGATGCCATTATTATTGTAGATGAGTGCCAAAATCTTACATGGGAAGAATTACATACTGTAATGACACGGGTGGGATATAGGTCGAAAATATTGTTTTGTGGAGATTATAGACAAACGGACATTAACAAAAAGAAAACGGATATGTCCGGACTTTCAAAATTTTTAGATATTGCGGATTTGATGAAATCTCACACCAGAATTGAATTTACCGTTGACGATATTGTTCGTAGCAGTCTTGTTCGAGAGTGGATTGTTGCATCTATGGAATATGAAGATACCGCCGGCCGTTAAATGATTTTCTAAAGTTAGGTTTTGATAAATAAGTATATAACTTAACTTTGGAGTATATTGTGTATTATACAATTTATGAAACGATAAATTTAATCAACGGCATGAAATATATCGGTAAACATATAACCGACAATTTAGACGATGATTATATTGGAAGTGGAGTTTATCTAAAAAGAGCCATCAAAAAATATGGAAAAGAAAATTTCACAAAAAAAATATTATTCGTGTATACATCCGAAGATGATATGAATAACAAAGAAATTGAACTTGTGAATGAAAAGTTGGTTGAAAACCATTTATATTATAATTTAGCTTATGGTGGCCAAGGTGGCCAGATAATCTTAACCAAAAACCATCCATTATATGAAGAAACTTGTAGAAAAATATCGGAATCTAAACTAAAAACTTCCAAACAAATTAGTGAAACAGTAAAATCATTACACAAACAAAAAAAAGTTGGTATGTATGGAAAGAAACAAAGTGAGCATCAAAAAGAAACGGTAAGTTTGTTTTTAACAGGAAAAAAACAAACTGATGAACATGTAAAGAATCATAAAGAATCTTTAAAAAGAAAGTTTTCAGATCCAAATTATGTTCATCCAAACAAAGGTAAAAAGAAAAAAACTAAAGAGTGTGTGTATTGTAAACGAGAAATAGATAGTGGAAATTATGCAAGGTATCATGGTGATAACTGCAAATCTAAACAAAATGAATAGAAAATGATTAAAGATTTTATTGCTGTGTATGAAAATGCCTACAGTAATCAATATTGCCAAGATGTAATTACATATTATAATAATTGTGAAAACGCTGGCATGGTTAGGAGTAGGCAAACTGATGAGAATGTTTCTAAAGATTTAAAAGATAATGATCTGTTAAATTGTGCTGGTGTTGATACTATCAATGCACAAGCAACACAAGGACTTCAACATCACTTCAATAAAATTTTATTTGAAAAGTATTTCAAAGATTACTCAGAAGAATTCTTCCCACTTAAACAAGGTCCTCAGTTGTATAACTTTGGTTTTAAAATACAAAAGACTAAAATAGGTGGTGGTTATCATGCTTGGCATTACGAGAATGGTTCCCGTGAGTACTCTTTAAGAGCCTTGGTTTGGATGTTATATCTGAATGATGTTGATGAAGGTGGTGAAACTGAATTTCTCTACCAACATAGAAGAATAAAACCTAAACAAGGTACATTGGTCATTTTCCCTGCCGGATTTACTCACACACATAGAGGCAATCCTCCCATCAGCAATAACAAATATATAATTACAGGTTGGTTAGAATATTAATTGAAAGTATATCATGAATCCGAAGGTTGAAGTTGTTGGTGGTGTAAATGAAACTATTGAAAATAAGCCGAAGAAATGGGGTGAGTGGCATTATTTTACTTCCGCTTTATATGGAATTAGAAAACCTGAGTTTCTCAATAAGGTTAACAAGATTTCAATGGAATATATTGAGCGCAGAAAAAGTTGTCAAGAATTAAACGAAATATATCCGGTTTACATGAGTGAAAATATGTTTGAAGATGAGAGACTATCAGATTTTTCAAATTTTATATTGTCAACATCACATGAGATTCTAGCATCACAAGGTTATAAAATGGACTTATTTGATGTATTCTTTCATGAAATGTGGGTACAAGAGCATCATAAATCTTCTGGCCAAGAACAACATATACATGGTGCAGGTTCCCAAATATCTGGATTTTATTTCTTAGAAGTTCCCGAAGATTCGTCTAGAGTTGTGTTGCACGATCCAAGACCGGCTAAAGTGTATGCGAACCTACCAGAAGAAAACCCAGGTATTGGATCATATGCCAGTCAAATGATTACTTTTACACCAGAACCTGGAGCAACGATGTTTACCAATTCTTGGTTACCACATTCTTTCAACAAAAATTCTTCAGACAAACCTTTCAGATTTATTCACTTCAATTTAGGAGTAAAATTGAAATCAAAGATTGAGGCTACTGTAGTATGAACAAGTATCTTATTAGATTCAATAAAACCAGAGGACAGATAGGTCGAGGCAGTAAAGACCATGTGTGGCGAATATTTGAAAACGATAAAGAGTATATTGTTAAACATTTCAAACTTGAAAACTTGGAATGTCATGACGAAATGTCAGGTAACGGAATGGGCGGAGATGATTGGAATATCTGTTGTTATGGTTACATGACTCTCGATAGGGAAACTTCTACAGCAATTATCAGACATTATCCAGATTAATACATAAATACAGCATCAACAACTCAAATTAATAAATCATGTCTAGTTTCCTACCAGGTAGCGGTTCACTATCTTTGTCCAGTTTAAATAGTGAGTTTGGAACAGGTTATTCCTTGAGTAATTACTATTCAGGAAACCTTCCAGCACACTCATACGATCCAAATGTACCAGGAAGTGGTTCTATAAGCTTAGGCAGTTTCTACGGTTCAGGAATAACAACCTTTCAAAGTATTACTTACACCAGTTCTTCAGGTATTACCATTCCTAGTACAATGGTTGGCCAAATGAACGTATATGTTGCTGCGGGTGGAGGTGGTGGAGGTTATCAGTCTCAATATTGGGGTGCTGACGGTGGTTATGGTGGACATGGAGGAATTGCCTCACAGTCCGTTTCTGTAACACCCGGAGCATACTATTCAATTACTGTTGGTGGTGGTGGCGCCACTGGTTATCATGGATATGGATATCCAAATAATACGTATGCTGACGGATTTGGTGGTGCTGGTGGAGGAGGTTCTGCTGCACTTGGTGTATATGCTTCAGGTGGTGGCGGTGGTGGCGGAGGTACCAATGGTGCCGGTGGAGGTGGTGGAGGAAGTTCAGGTCCTTATGGTGGCGGTGGTGGTGGCGGACAATTTGGTGGAGGTGGAGGCGCAGGCACCGGATCAGGAAACTATTTGGGCTGGTGTGGAGGTGGATATGGAGGTGGAGGTAATCCGTCAACGGTTATCACCGGTTATTGTAGTTATTATGGTTCAGCACAAGGCTATTACGGTTTATCTCCAGGTACACAAGGTGTTGTCATACTTCAAGGATATTGGTAAAAGGATATTAGATGTCAAATTATGCTATTGTTATTAACAATGTTGTAGAAGGTTTTATTCATATGACAAAGTATTCATACGAAAATTCTGATGCAAATTTAAAACAACAATTGGTTGAAGAAACAGCCAATACGGGAACTATTCACATAGGCGGTACCTATGATTCAGGTAATAACATTTTTATTCCTGTTTCTCCTTATCCATCTTGGTCTTATGATAAAACTACATTAAGATGGACACCACCTACACCAAGACCAGATGAAGGTAATACCTCACAACAATATTCGTGGGATGAAACAAATAAAACTTGGGTAGGTAATGGTGTTCAAGTTAAACTTATAACTCCAAATACTTAATTGTAATATGATGACCGCTAATACACAATCGAGTATTTCTACACCAACAAAACCAACAGGCAATATTAAAGTTGTTATATTATAAAGGAATGTGAAATGAGTCCGGAAGTAAATATTGGTTTGGTTGCAAATATGTTTGTTAGACAGATGCACTTTAAGTCTAAAGGTGATTGTGAACAAGGACACAAACATCATTTTGACCATTTAACATTATTGGCAGCAGGTAAATTGTTAGTTGAAGCAAACGGTAAAGAAACTGAATATACTGCACCGACAATGATATACATTAACAAAGACACAATGCATAAATTAACTGCTAGCTCAGATGAAACTGTGGCTTACTGTATACACGGTTTAAGAGACACCGATAAATCTGATGATATACTGGATCCTAAAATGGTACCAGATGGTGTTGATTTGACTAAAATATTATTAAATTCTGTTAGACCTATATTAAATGAAGAATGCTGAATTTTATTCTCACATAGAAATACCTGAAACGTGGAATAGTTTAACCGAATTTGCTGAATGGTATATGAATGTGAAGATGCCATTGATGATACCGGTCGATACTTTCGTATATGTTACTGATGATGCAACAGCTACAGTTTTGTTCCGAAAAGGACAATTTCAGGTTGAAATCTACCTACTACATCCATATAGTAAAGTATCCACACATTCACATCCCGGTGTAGAGTTATTGTTGGTACAAATTGGTAATATGGATAAAAAAATTAATTGGGGATTTTTTGGTCCAATTTTAAAAGATGGACAAACACATGAAAACAAGCAAGGTTCCGATGAAGAAGGTTCTGTATTCTTGTCTTTCGAAAAATGGAATGATAATAGAAAAATGACTTCTGCTAGTGTAAATTGGAAAGGAAAAACTGAAGGTCCAATTCATGAAGCACTCATCAAGAAGCATTATCCAAACGCAATAGTTGAAAATGGTTACGCTGATACAACTAACGATTAAACAAGGAAAAATAAAATGCAGTTAACAACACAAACAACAATTACTTGGAATTCATTAGATGATATGCAAGGAAATGTTTATATGAATCAAACTAGGGCAAATCAATTACAGGCGATGGTTGCAAACAACCAAACTGATGGTGTAGTTGTAAAAAGCAATACTGCCAATAGTGGTACTATAAAATTTGTTGATGTAGAAAGTGCTCAGACATGGATTACTTTTGTTCAATCATTGGCAACTGAACATAATAAAAATATAGTATCCACTTCAGTTACTACTCTATAATATCTATTGACAACACATTTATTATGTGTTATATTACTTTATGTTTACATTTTGCCCACCTAAACCATTAGAAGAATTAAAATCTGAAACCGTTGATGGTAAAAGATTCTATACCTTACCTGATGGTTCAAAACTTCCCTCTGTTACTACCGTTCTTGGTGCCCAAAAGAAAGATGCCATCATGGCATGGCGTAAGAGAGTTGGTGAAGAAGTTGCCAATAAGATATCGAAACAAGCAACAGGTCGTGGTACTAATGTACATACATTATGTGAACGGTATCTAAACAATGAACCATTAGGCATTATTATGCCTGATGCTCTGGAAATGTTCCACTCATTGAAGCCAGTATTGAATAAAATTGATAATATTCACTATCAAGAATGTGCCTTATGGTCCAAACAGTTAGGAATGGCAGGAAGGGTCGATTGTATTGGTGAATACGAAGGTGTGCTGTCCGTGATTGACTTTAAGACCTCCAAGCGTGTTAAACTGATTACGGAGATTGAGGATTACTTCTGGCAAACTTGTGCCTACTCTTTAATGTATGAAGAAATGGTAGGAATACCAATTGACAATCTGGTAATTATCATGGCAGTTGAAGATTCTCCACCTCTGGTTTATAAACAAAATACCGCTGACCACATACATGGATTGGTGAAAGCGATTCAATTCTACCAAAAAACACTTGACAAAGCATAAATAATCCTTTATACTAAGTATTATTATGAAAGTTAATAAATTAATTAAGAAATTATACAAGGCAATTATTGACCATGATGTGGTCAAAGAGAGCAAATTATACAAAAAAATTACAAAGAAAAGTTTAAAACACAAAAACACCCACGTAGTAAAATAACCCTCCACAAATCAGAAGTACTTGGAGACCAAGA